CGCTGTACGTGCCAGCGGTGTAGGCCCGGTGGTAGGTGCGGTGGTAGGTGCGGTGCGCGCCGCTGTACGCGACGCTGGAGCCCTCGCTGTGCGCCCGGTGGTAAACCACGCGGACGGGAGGCGGCGGGGGCGGTGACGTGTACCTGGGCGGCTGCGGGACGGTACCGGTCCACGCGGGGAGGGTCAGTACCTGTCCCACCTGGATCTGGTCGGCCCACTTGATGTGCTTATGGTTCGCCTGGTAGATCAGCGGCCACGCGGTCTGGGACCCGTACCGTGCGCCTGCGATGGACCAGAGCGTCTGCCCTGGCTGCACCGTCCACGCGGTCAGCGTCCTGATCATGTTGGGGTGGACCCTGATCATCGGGTCGTCCGGCGCGACAGCCTTCGCGACCGCCACGTCAGCAGGCGCGACAGGCTGCGACGCATAGGCCGCCGGGATGAGGGTAAGCGATACACTAAAAGTGGTGGCAGCGAGCGCGAGCACGCCCGCCAGCATGCGTTTCATGGGTGGTGGTTGTCCTTTCAGGGAGGGCACCACCTGAAACGTAACCTTGCTCGCACCTCGCTGTCACCGTTTTGTTATGAGTTTTACTGAATCACCCGATCCGGGTTGATTCACGCAGGTCAGCGCTCCCGGGTGTATCGGCGTGTATCAAGAAAAAAGCCCCCGCAGCGCATTTCTGCACTGCGGGGGTAACCCGCCCGTTCAGGGTAGCCTAAGCGGGCGGCGATCCAGGGGGTGCGGTCACGCCGGTCACGTCCCCGACCGGTGTGGGCAGGTCGGGGCGGTGGGTGTGCGGGGCGCGGTACGCCGCGACCGTGTGCCCCACCCACGCGAGGGCGAACGGGAGCACGTCTGCGACCGGCTGCGGGACCCCGTTGTGGAACGCGGGGACGTACGACACCAGCGCCCACACCACCACGCCGGTAGCGGCCCCGACACCGGCCCCCACCTTGACCTTGGTCTCTATCATGGTCGCATCCTAACCCCGTTCAGTGGTGGGTCGCGATGACGATCGTCACGGCGATGGAGATGACGAGCAGGATCGTGCTGATGACCGCGATGGCCGCGTTCGTGTTCAGCCGCTGCTCGGACCGGTGCCCCTGCGCCCCCAGGTCGACGCCTTCCCCGCGGTCCAGCCGGGATGTGAGCCGCAGCTCCAGCGCCGCGAGCCGTTCCGTGGCGACGGTGACCCGGTCCTGGAGTGCCTGGTGCGCAGCTTCGTACTCGGTGCGGGGGAGGAACAGGCGGGTCTGATCCGACAGGGCCTGCCGGAACTCGTTGACGGAATCGAACCGTTTCTCCGCCGCTATCTCCGCTTTGGTGACGGCTTTCTCCGCTGAGGTCAGCGCCGCGTCCACCGCGGTTTGCGCGGCGGTGAACCGCTGGTCGATCTGGAGCTGGAAACTTTGCGCCCGCCGGTCCAGCGCCTCGTCGGAGATGTCGAGGCGGTTCTCGATGAGTTCGCGGAGCTGGCCCAGTTCCCGCCGGTACTGGAGGGTGGCCTGTGCGACCGCTTCGGTGGTGAGTTTCGTCGGGTCGGGGCGGGGCACCAGGTCCGCCTGCCGCCACCCCCCGTTCGGGGCTTGATCGTCGGGGGTGGTCATGTCAGAAACCGGACGCGACGTGCCCGGCCCACAGCATGGACAGCTGCTGGTCGAAGTTGAACTGGGTGGACTGCGTCGCCGTCCCGAAATACACCCCGGCGACCGTGTTCAGGTAGGAGATCATGTTCAGGGCGAGCTGCGCGTCGCTGACCGACCCCGGGTTCGCCGGGTTCGACGTGCCGGAGTACCCGATGGACTCCAGGTACGCCAGGCCCGCGCCCTGCCCGTTCACCGCCAGGTTCAGGTTGTAGATCTGCCGCATCACGTCGCGGAGCTGCACGGACAGCGAGGACATGATGTTGTTGACCTGGCTGTTGCCTACCGATGCGCCTACGGGCATTGCGCCTCCCTTTAGATGATCTGGGTTTTCACGTGACCCACCCGGATGCCGGTGTGGACGTGCACGGGGACGCCCGCGTCCGCGCAGCGCAGGCAGAACGTGAGGTCTTCCCCGATCAGCTGCCCCGGCAGACCGGAGTCCGTCTCACGGAACCACGGCGCGGCCACGTCACCGGTCTTATCCCGGACCGCTTCCAGGGCGGACCGGTGGATGAGCAGGCACGCCGCACCCGTCCCCTCCACCCGCATCACCGCGTTGCTGGGGTACGTCTCGTACGGGACGGGCACGATCCCGCCGTCCGGCCCGGACACGAACCGGAACAGGGTCGGGTTGACGGGCGGGTTGTCGTGCAGGTTCAGGCGCAGGCAGAAACCCCCGAGGACCGGCCGCTGGACGGGGTCGGCGGCCTCGACCAGCCGGTCGAGGGTGTTCAGCTGGAACACCATGTCGGTGTCGCACATGAACAGCCACGGCGACCGGTGCTGGGTCAGGAACAGCTGGCAGGCCATGTTACGCCCGGTGGACAGGTTCGGCCCGGATGACAGGGCTATCACCGCGGTGATCGGCGTGTCGCTGCCCAGGCACATGAACAGCAGCGACTGGGAGAACTCCGCGTGTATCATCGCGCCGTGCAGGTACGACACGACCACCTCGTCGTCGTCCACTAGTTCCTCCGGGTGAACTTCGTGCGGAACGTCGACGCGGAGTGTCCCGTCCCGGTCGTGGACCCCCACGCCCCGAAGATCGCGAGGGAATGGTTGGAGGTCGTGTCGAACGCCTGCGCGGCTGCGACCCGGTTGAACGTCGAGGACGAAGCGCCGTTACCGGGAGCCGGGACGAAGTTACCGAGGTTGATGGCCTGGAGGCAGATGCCCCCGTCGAAGCACATCGTGACGGTGCCGCCCGCGCCGGTCGTGTCGACGTTGATCATGCCGCGCAGGCAGAAGTCGAGCTGCGTGTTCTTGTTCTGCATGACCCCGCCGATGGTGATCGACGTGGACGCGCCGAGGGGTGCGCCGTCGACGTAATAGTCGAAGGTGTAGGTGATCCCGTTAGCGTTCGTCGGGGTGAGGAGCCGCCCGTCGATCTCGATTTCGTACTCGGACCCGACGATCGCCTCGTTCGCCTTGTACGACAGGGTGCGGGACATGATCGTCGGCAACGTCTGCGTGGTCATCGTGACGTTGGTGCCGTCGAGGGAGGACCGGTCGAGGGGGGTGTCCACCGTCGAGGACGACAGGTACCGCAGCCGCCCCGCTGACGACGTGTACAGAACCGACGAGCCGGAGAACGCCGCCGGGGCGCTGCCCTGGTCGACCAGGGTGAGCTGCTGCGACATCAGCCCCTTGGGGAAGTTGTTCGTCGCCGTGTCCGTGCCGGACGCCCCGGCGATGGCTGTGGTCAGGTGCCCGGCGGTGGGGGTGGTCGTGTCGTAGGCGTAGAACTGGCCGCCGGTGGAGAACGCGTCGTACTCCGAGGCTTTCACCTGGGTCGCGTCGACGATCCCCGCGACCACCAGGCCCGCTACCAGTTCCGCTGACGTGATCGTGCCCGCCGCGATGTTAGACGCGACGATGGTGTGCGCGGCGATCAGCGAGGAGATGATCGTCCCCGCCTGGATCGTGTTCGTCGCGTTGAACAGGATCGGTGCCCACACTGAGCCGTTCCACTGGGAGATCAGCCCGGTCCCGGAGTTGATCCAGATGTCGTTCGTGTTCGGGTTCGACGGGGCCGAAGCGCTGATCGTGACGAGGCTCCCGCCGAGGGTACGGATGGAGATACCCTCGTTCAGCATCGCGGGAGTGATCGACCCGTTCAGGATGACCTGCCCGAGGCTGCTACCCGGAGCGGTCGACACGGACGGGGACCCGCCGGGGATCTGCGACGTCTGGATCGTGCCGGGGGAAATCGACGTTTCCCACGCCGACTCGGGGACGGTGTTGAACGTGAAATCCCACTGTTTCGCGTTCAGCGTCTCCGCGTACCCCCACATCAGCTGCTTGATCGCGGTGGTCGTGAGGAACGACGGGGGGTTCGTGATCTGGATGTAGTCCCCGACGTTCAGGCTCGGGATCGCGGTGAAGAACGCCGCGGACGAAGCGCGGCGCATCTTGATCGTCAAGGTGGGGAACCGGATCTCGTCGGTCGCTCCGATGTTCAGCAGGAACGTCGCGATCCCCGGTATCTGCGCGTCCGTCGCCGCGTTGACGCTGCGGGTGTAGGCGTACCCGTTCCCGATGCCGTTCGGGGGGTTCAGCACTGACATGGCCCCCGCGGTCAGGATGGCCTGCTGCGTGTACCCCGTCCAGTTGCTGATCGTGATGTTGTTCCGGGTGAGCTGGTCATCGTAGGACGCTTCCAGGTTCGCGTCGATGGTCGCGGCGGTGTAGCTCAGCGTCAGGTCCGGGTTCTGGTTCGCCATCGACGCGTTCGTGCGGTACCCGAGGCCGAACTGGTCCCGCAGCTCGTACAAAAGCCCGCAGTCGGTGTCCTCGATGGTCTGGAGAAGCTCCGCGAGGGTCATGTCCTGCTGGGGGCCCATCGGCGCGGACGACGACGCCGTGCCGATCACCGCGCTGGTGATGCCCATTTCCCCGCAGATCCGGGTGAACCGGTCGACGGCTTTCTCCCCGATGTACCCGTCGAGGGAATCCGCGGCCTGCACCAGGGACGTGGGGGTGCCGTACGCGACGTTCAGGTGCCCGAACGCGGTGTCCATCAGCTGGTAAGCGCGGGACACCACGACCCGGGTGACCGCCCCGACCGACGCGGTGTTCAGCGTCCCCGTCACCGACTCGGTGATACCCGATGCGCCCTGGGTGATGATCCGCAGCGCGAACGCGACGTTGCCGCCGGAGGGTGTCAGTTCCATGGACACCAGGTACGGGGTGCCTTTCACGACCGTCGTGGTGGTCGCGGTGAACGCGACCGCGCCGGCGTTGTTGACGCCCTGCATCAGCAGGGTCCCGGTGGCGTTGAGGAACAGCTCCAGCCTCTTCACTGTCCCGGCCGTGTCAACCTCGACCAGGTTCCAGTTTGTCGTTCCCGACGCGGAATCACCGGTCGCGGGGACGGAGATGAGGAACCTGATCACGTTGTTCGTCGCGGTGCCCCCGGCGGGGACGTTGAACGTGGCCGCCGCGGCGTTCAGCACGGGGATGCCGTCGCTGCCCTTGAAGTCGTTGCTCGACCCGAACGACAGGCCGGTCTGACCGCCGAGGAACTGCTGGAACCCGTTACCGGTGCCCGCCACGGACCCGTACGGGGTGATGTACCCCGAACCGGCGGAGTCTTCCATCGGCCAGTACGACCGGAGCGTCGTGGACGCGGCCCCGTTCACGATGAACCGGCGGAACGCCGAACCCAGGCTGGTCTGGAGCTGGGACATGCGCCGCCAGATCCCCGACGCGACAATATCGACGTGGACTTCCCGGCCGGACGGGTCCCACGACGGGGGCCACTCCGTCACCTCCCCGTAGAACCGGAAACCGGCATAGTTCAGGCCCGTGCCGCTGGTCGCGGAGAGGAACACGCGGATCTGCGTGTTCCGGATGATGTTCGGGAAGTACGCGCCCGTACTCAGTTTCGGGGTGAACCTGCCATCCCGGTTGTTCAATGTCAACGTCAGGGTCGCCGCGGAGATCGTCGACGTCCAGTCCCCCCGCCCCATCCCGGTGATCTGCACCGGGTTCCGCTGGTACACGAACCGGGTGATGTCCGTCCACGTGCCGCCCAGGTTCAGGTCCACCCGGATACCGAGCTGCTGCGCCGGGAACGATGCCGCGGTGGCGGAAACACCGGGTATCCCCGCCGTCCCCGTAGCGGTCGCGATGATCGCCTGGACCTGGACGAAACTAACCGTGGCCTGCTGAGCTGTCGCAACCCCGGTGGCGATCTGAGCTGGAGCGCTGACCATCAGTGCGCCCCGTACGCCGTCTGCACGTTACCTCCGCCGTTCACCTTCACGTACTTCTTGATCAGCGCGGCGAGCATCTGATCCATCGCCGCGCCGCTGGCCGTGTCCACCAGCAGCGTGATCGTGGAATCCCCGCCGTTGGAGACCCGCTCTCTGCGCCCCGTGCCGTTGTACGCCATCGTCAGGCCCGGCTGGAGCCACCCGCCCCGGTCGAACGACTTGACCATCCCGCCGTGCTTGAACGGGGCCATGATCCCCGCGAGGAACGCGGGGATCTTCTCACCCACGTCCCCGCCGAAAACGTGCTTCACCGGGGGGACCACCGGCTTCGGGGGGTGCGCGGCGAGGTACGCGCTGGAATAGCCGAGCATCTTGGAGATCTGCCCGATGGTGTACTTGTGCGCCGCCATCTGCGCCTTCCACGAGATGACGTTCTTCCGCAGCGACGCGAGGCTCCCCGCCGCGGTGATGTCCTTCGCGAGGGCCACGTTGGTCGCGCCGAGCTGACCCCGCCAGCCCCGCTCGATCGTCAGTTCCCTCTTCAGCACCGCCAGCCGCTTCTGCTCGTCCAGCGCGGCGTTCGCCCAGAACCGGTGCTTCCCCGCGGACAACCCCGGCGCGTGCGACAGCGTAGTCGCACGGCCGATCGCCGCCTGCATCCGCGCGATCTGCTCGTTCACCACGATCGGGCCCCACGCCGCGCCGAACCCCCCGCCACGCCGGGACCGCCACGCGTTCAGGTACGTCTGCCCCTGCCGGGCGATCTGGTCAGCGGTCAGCGACACGGGCTTCTGCCCGGACAGCGGTTTCGGGGTGCCGGGCGGACCGCCGGACGGGCTGTTCGCGGGCACCGACCCGCTGCCCGTCACGCTGATAGCCGCCAGCGACTTCCGCAGGTCCGCAGCCCACTGCGGGTGCGCCTTGTTCAGCGCCTTATCTGAGGCGGTGCGGATCTCAGCCCGCGCGGTCGCGCCGAGGTGATGCAGGTGCGTGGTCGTCAGCCCCGCACCGGTCAGCGACGCGTACGCGCCCAGCTCAGCCGCCTGCCGCTTGGACAGGGTGGTCAGCTCACCGGTAACCGTCGGGGTGCGTTCCTTCCGCGTGAACGCGTGCGTCAACCCGAAGTACTTCGCTTTCTCGATCTTCTGCTCGTTAGCCAGCCGGGCGCGCAGCGCGCCGACCGTCCCGCCCGTGGCGTAACCGGGGACCTGGCCGCCCTGCCCGTACCAGTGCGGGGACCGTCCCAGCCACCGGGAGTACGCCGTGTTCGGGTTCCCGTACACCGAGTGGATGTACGCCGCGCCCCACCGCATCTGCGTGACCGGGTTCGTCAGCCAGTCCGGGCCAGCCGCCGCCATCTTGCTCGCGGGCAACGCCTGCGGGATGCCATAAGCCCCTGAGCTGGGGTTCCGGGCGTTCCACCGCCACCCCGACTCGCCTTCCCACAGGAACTGCAACGCGGGCCACTGGTTCTCGCCCCACCCGTAGTCGGACATGTGGGAATGCATCCAGTCCTGCGCGGACCCCGACAGTTTCCCGCCCTTCAGGGTTGCCTGCGCGAACCCGCCCGGCGGGACACCCGTCGACAGCAGCGGCATCGCCCGCAGCCGCATGATCTTCGGGCCCATCCCGCCGCCCTGGCTGATGACGTTCGTCCCGCCAGCGTCGATGATCGCGACGTGCCCCGGGTCGGGACCCCCGGCGGGGGAATGGTAGAACGCCAGCCCGCCGGTCTGCGGCTTGTCCGTCTTCTGCGCCCACATGCTCTGCGCCTCGGACGTGCGGGGGATCTGCTTGTACCCGGCGTGCCGGTACACCATCCCGGTGAACCCGGAGCAGTCCATGCCCTTCAGCGTCGTCCCGCCGAACTGGTACGGGATCTTCCCGAGGAAACTCCGCGCGAACGCGACGATGCTCCCCCCGGTCCCGGCTGAGGTGATGCTCTGGACGTACTTCGCGAACGCCTTCGTCGCCTTGACCGCGATCCGGATCGTGGAGTCCAGGTCGAAACTCTTGATCGCGTTCACCGACCGGCTGGGGAAGTCCCCGCGCAGGTCCCCGGTGTCCCCGACGAGCCCGCCCGTAGCGTACCGCCGGACCATCCCGCCAGCCTTGAACCCCGGCAGCCGCCCGCGCAGGTGGTCGACCGCGCCCTGGTTCACCATCTTCGTGGGGACGACCACCTCACCGGGCATCAGCATGCCCGGCACGGAATCCTTGTTCGGGATCCCGCCGGAAATGAAACCACCCTCGGCGTGCGGCGAGAAGTACGCACCCGCGCTGATCTCAACCCCGTTGACCTTCACGAACCCCTTGGCGTCCACGGAGATCTTCAGGTTCGTGTTCTTCGGGAGCCGCTTCAGCGCGTCGAACCACAGGTCGGCCTTGTCCTTGTTGACGCCGATCTGCTTGGCGAGTTCCTCGAACTTCTTCCGTGTCGTGTCGGTCTTCCGGCCGATCTCGTCCAGGCGCTGCTCCCCGAACTTCTTCCACAGCTTCTCCGCCGCGGCGCGGTTCAGGTCCAGGCCCTCCATGGCCAGCTTGATCCACTTGCCCTTGGAAATGTCGACCAGGGTGGACAGCTTCGTCAGGTACTGCTCCCGCAGTTTCTTCCACAGCTTCTCAGCCTGATCCCGGTTCAGCTTCAGGCCGTCCATCGCCAGGGCGATCCATTTACTCCGCACGGTGGTGACGTCACCGGCGGTCTTCAGCAGGTTCGACTCGTTCAGCTTCTTCCACAGAGCGTCAGCCTTCTCCGTGGACAGGCCCAGGCCCTTCTTCGCGAACTTCTCGAACGCGACCGCCGCCGCGTTAACCGGGCCCTTCGCGTTCCCGAGCCGGCCGACGATCGCTTCGATGATCGAGTCGGCGGCGGGACCCTTGATACCCAGCGCGGCCAGGTCGTCGATCAGCGCCTTGCGGTCCGTTTCCGTCTTCGAGATCGACGTCCCCGAGTCGCGGATGTCCTTCGCGAACGTGTCCATCGCGCCCTGGAGCCCGACCGCGTTCTCCACCGCGATCGCCATGTCCTTGGACAGGTCCTGCGACAGGGCGGTGCCCAGCTTCTGCGCGTCCACCGACAGGTCCGAGAACGACACCGACGCGTTAGCCGCCGCGTCGTCCATCGCCTTGAGGGGGTCCTTGGTTTTCCCCGCCCACTTCGACAGGTCTCTCAGTGAACGCGTACCGTGGTAGCCCGCCTCCTGCGCCAGCGCGAAAATCTCCGCCGCGGCGGCCTTGTTGCTGCCCGCCATCGGGATCAGCACCTGAGTGACCAGCTTGATCGCGGCGACCTGCTTATTCGCCGCGGTGCCGGTCAGCCGGAACGCGTCGATCATCTGCTCGGCATTGTTAACCGTGTCCTGGAAGTCCTGCCGCAGCTGAAGCGACGACGAGCGTACCTTCTTCGACACGTTGTCGATCGCCCCGCCGAACCCCTCCATCCGGGCTCCGGCTTTCTGCGAGTCCTCGCTGAACCGGACCAGGCCCTCCGCGAACGTGATGAACCCCGTCGTGGGTCCTGACGTGATCTTGATGAACGTGTCGAACGCGTCGTTCAGCTGGCCCATCGCCTTGATCTGCTCAGACCCGGCGACCGTCAGCGCGTTCAGGTCACTGGCGAGCTGCCCCGCGCCCTGCCCCATCGCCGCGTACCCGTCGACAATCCCCTGGATCCGCTGGATGGCGATAGCCCAGACCTTCGGGTCTTTCGACAGGATGTCCTGGACCCGCACCCCGGCCAGGGCCGCCAGCGCCATCGCGCCGGCTAGCCCCCTCGTACCGAACTTGTCGGTGACCTGGGTGAGCCGCCTCGTTTCCAGCAGCAGCTCCCCGCCCAGCTTGACACTGCTGGCACGGTACGTGTCGTATTGCTGCGCAGCGTTCGCTGCGCCCGAACCCAGCGGGCCGAACCGTGCCTGCATCGCCGGGGCCAGGTCCGAGCCCGTCTTCAGCGCCTTGTTCACCGCGACCTGGCTGGTCGCCAGCTTCTTGTTCGCCGCGGCGAACGCCGTCGCGGTCGTGTTGATCACGTTGAAAATCGACGCTGAGGACACCATCCGGTCCATCGCCTCAGCGAAGTTCTGCGCCGCCGTTTTCGTCTTAGACAGCCAGATACCCAGCGCGACCAGCCCGACAACGGCGACCGTCACCCACGACCAGGGGTTCTGCGCGAGTTTCAGCAGCCACTTCCCGGCTTCCTTCGCCCGGCCGGGCACCGCGGACAGCCCGTTCGTGATGTCAGTGAAGTACGCCCGGATCCGTTTCGCGCCGCCCGCTTCCTTGTCCAGGTTCCGGACCGCGCCCTGCGCCAGGTCCAGCCCGCCGGCCATCGCCGCGATTCCCCGCAACGGGGACAGCGCCATTTTCACCAGCACCGTGGTCGCCAGGCCGGACCACAGGTAGATCCCGTGCAGCGCGACGACGAGCGCCAGCAGCGGGACCGGCAGGGACAGGAATCCCCGCAGCGCACCCGACGCGATCGCCAGCCCCTGGACCAGTGTCTCCGCGATGTGGGTTTTCGCGGCGATCTGAGCCATCCGGGCGATGACATGCCCGATGTTCACGAAGATGACACCGAGCTGCTTCAGGTCTTCGGTGCCGGTGCTGACGAACTGCTTGATACCTTGCCCGCCGCCCTGCAAGTCGACGATGATCCGCGCGGCGAACCTGTCCAGGATTTCCCCGGTGCCGACGGCGAGCTTGTCCAGGACTTTCATCGCGGACCCGGCCCCGCCGAGCGCGTCGCCGAGCAGCTGGAACACCTGCGGGCGGATCACCTTCGCGAGCTGGTCGAAGTGGTCGGTGAGCGGCGGGATTTTCTGCCCGGTCGCGTCCGCGATGACCTGGAGGTTCTGCATGTGGTGCACGATGCGTTCCAGGGTGTGCTGGCCGAGGAACGCCGCCGCGGCGAACGCGCCCAGCCCCAGCGACAGCACCGCCAGGGCGGGGATCAGGATCGCGAGTGTCTCCACCAGCGTGTCGAAAGCCAGGTGGAGACCGCCGACCTCCCGCGCCCCCGCGAACAGCGCGACCTTCGCGGAGAGCAACCCGCCGATCCACCCGAACCAGGACACACGTCCCCTGGTCAGCCTGTCATTCACCCCTCCGACGGACTTCCCGAGACGCCCCATCGCCGCTTCCAACGCGAGGGTTTCCGCTTCGATCCGGGCGAGCTTAGCCAGGTCGACGTCCCCGCCGATCCTCATGTCTTCAGCTTCGGATTTCAGCTTCTCGATCAGCGCCGTCGACTCGATGATCTGCTTCTTGAACGCGGTCGCGTCCGCTTTCATCTTGATTTTCTGCGCCCGCGCGTCCAGGACCGCGACCTCAGCTTTGATAGAGTGAATGCTGGCTATCGTAGCTTTGACCTTCTCCGGGTCGGTCACGATGTTCATGTTGCCGAGACGGTCCTGGAGACGCACGGCCTTGTATTCAAGGTTCGCGATCTTCGCGAGCAGCGCCTTGTCGTTAGCGGTCAGCTTCAGCCCGCTGGCAGCCTGCTGGAACTTGCGGAGTTTCGCGGTCTCCCGGGCGATCTGAGCGTCCAGCTTAGACGTGTCCGCTTTCATCGTGACCGTGGCTGCCTGCCCCGCCAGGTCCTTCAGCTTGATCGCGATACGGCGGAGTTCCTGGTCAGCCTGGAGGCCGTCCGCGCGGATCGGGACCGTCTCCAGCCGCGTAGTCAGGTCTTTCATCCGCCGCTTCAGCGCCTCGACCTGCGAGATCGCTTCTTTCGTGTCCGCGCGGACGGGGATGTCCGCGTGGATATTTGTGACGGCCTTCTTCACCCCCGCGATGGTCGACGCGCGGAACATCGACGTGTCAGCCTCGACCGCGACGAAGACCTCACCGATACGACGTCCCGCCACGGGTTACACCTGCCCCTGGAGAGCCCACAGGGAATCCATCAGGAACGGGTACGGGCGCGCACCCGGGTGCTGCACCAGCGGCCCGAAATACCCGGTCGCGTAGTTCGACAGGGAATACTCGCCGTGCGCCTTGATGGGGTGCCGTTTCGTGCCGCCCTCCAGGAACTTCGCCGCGCCGGACGCGGACACTTCCTCCCACGGGGTGTCCGACCCGATCGCGTGGAGGTAATCCCCGATCGTCGTCGCCGTGTAACCGGGAGGGAAACCCCCGCCCTTGCCGCCCTTACCGGGAGAACTCCTGGCACGCTTGCGGACCTTCGATCGGGCGATCACCGCAGCCCGGCCGCCTAGCTCCTGGAGCAGGTGCGCGACAGGGCCGGCGGGGTCGTTCAGGAACGCGCGGATTTCCGACTCGTCAAACCGCGCCCTGATGCCTCTCGCCATTAGATCTCCCCGTCCCATTCGATACCCTGAGCCTTCAGGTGCTCACGGAGCTGTTCCCGCGCGTTGCTTTCCGCGCCGCCTCCGGCCGCGTACAGGTCTTCCATGAACTGCTCGCGGTCCTCGGTTTCCATGCCTTCGGTGATGCAGGCGACCGCTAGGTTGCACGCTTCCCGCGCGGTGAGCGCCTTGATACCGCGGCCGGTCTTGTAGATCTGGCCACCGTCGATTTCCGCGAAGTGGAGGGCCGTCCATTGGAGGAGCCGGACGGCGACTCGGTAGGGCGCGCGGAAATCACCTTGATCGCCTGCGCGACGACGTCCATCAGCTCGTCCGCGTCGGCTTTGCAGTCGACCGCGTGCTGCTGGAACCTCCCCCAGTCACCCTCGTCGGCGACCGTGCAGTCCCGCGTCTCCGGGTTCGCTCCCGCCGCCTTGCACCCGGCGCACTTCCCGCACGGCGGTTCGTCCTCCAGTATCACGTCCCGCAGGATCTCGTACATCGCCGCGTACGCCCGCTCATCGTCGGTGCGCAGGTTCGCCGCGTAACTGAACTTCAAAAGCGGCATCAGCCCGACCTTCTCCGCGACACGAAAAGACTCCCCGGCCAGCGTGATTAGCCTGGTCGGGGAGATGATTTCGCCGGACAGCTCCGGGTCTGCCGCGTGCTGCAACTCGATCGCGGCGCGCTCGTCCGCGTCGTCGTACTCGACTTCGTATGCCACAGGGGTGGTTCCTCCTTGCTGATATAGCATGAGTGGTGCCGTTCCCCAGCGGCGCGGCAGCGCCCCCACCAGTGGGGGCGCTGCCGCAAACGGATCAGGTACCGACGATGCCGGAAGCCGGGTAGCGGATGATCGGGGTTGCCGCGTTCCACGTCGACTTCAGTGAAACCGCGGAGGACACGCCACCGGAGATACTGTAGTCCGGCAGGATGGCCCCGAAGAAGTACTGGCCAGGGCCCGTGCCCTGCGCGCCGACCGTCGACGGGTACAGGTACATGTTCCGGGACAGGCCGTCTGTCGCGGCGACGTACGTCTGCGCCGTGGCAGTGTCGTAGAACCCGGAGAAGTCCCCGGACGCGTCGGGCAGGCCGGAGACCCAGATCAGGTTCGGGTCACCCATGGCGGTGACGTCGACCTTGTTCACGACGAAGTTGATAGACCAGTCAGTCAGGAACGCCATCGGCGACGCGATCGCCGTGCCGGAGACACCGCCACCACCAGGGCCAGTAACCCCGATGTAGCAGATCCCGTTCCTGCCGTGGATACGTGACATATCCCGTTGCTCCTTCTGTTAGTCTTCCAGGAGTTCCAGCAGGCGTTTCGCGTTGCTGGTGAACGTGCGGTCAGCGATGGCCTCACGTGCTTTGCTTGCCGCCTGCTCACGCTCACCGTCATGGGCGAGCCACCAGCGGAGCTGCTCCCCGGCGTCTTCCGGGCCGGAGAATGTGGGCAGCATGTCCAGCACCTCGTCCCCCTCAGCGCGGGGGTCACGCAGGTAGAACATGCCGCACGCCGCCTGCTCCACCTCCCGGGGGCCCATGGCCCACGGGGTGACAGCGGAGTCGTCGGCTTCGTCGTACTCGCGACGGTAGAAGTTGATCCCGCATTTCGCGTTGCGGTACACCCCGGCCGTCTCGTCGTTCGGGACGCACTGCTCAATGTCGTGGCCCATGTACTTGCGCAGCGGGGACTTCCCCGCGAGCGGCCAGCAGCCGCCCAGCAGCACGTCCAGGCCGTCCAGGTTCATCTTCTCGAAGAACTCGATGCGGGACGAGAACCCGGTCCCGATGAACGCCAGGTCAGCGTTCAGGTCCTCGTCGACCGGGCCGGTACGCGGGTAGTGCACGGACGGCCGGTACGCGTGCGGCGCGTACTCCGCGACGACACCCAGCTCCCGGTACTGCTCGATGTTCACCGGGTCGTTCAGCAGCACGATGTCGGCGCACTGCGCCCGTTCCAGCTGCATCTGCTCCTGGTACGGGGATTCGGTGCCGAGCAGGATCACTTTCATGCGACGCTGCTGGAGCAGCGACATCAGCCCCGGGGTGACGAAGAACCCGGACACGAACAGGACCGCGTCAGGCCAGAACGTGAAAGCGGCATGAGACACGCCCTGCATCGCCATCCGCAGGGCCTCCTGGTCGTTCATCGCCCGGCGTACCAGCGGGTGCCCCGTGTCGTCCACGTCGCCGGTGGAGATCAGCGCGTGGCCGTAGAACTGAATCCGGTCGTCGGAGTTGAACGAGGCGACCTCGGCACCCAGCTCGCGGAGCGCCTCCACCCACCCGTCGTGCACGTCCGCTACGGAGAAGTTGGGGCCCGGGTGGACCACGAGGATGCGCATTGTCAGGTCACACTCTTCTCAGTTTGTATCCGCACCGGCACTCGGCGTACTTCTTCCCGTAGAAAACGAAATGGTGCACGCCGTTGGAGTAGAACGTGCACTTCCGTTTCCCCACGTCACAGGTGCACGCCGCACTCGACTGTGAATGTCGCGCCCATGTAGTCCTGCCCCGCGTAGTTCACGATCCCGTACGTGGCGCACTGGGTGACGACCGCGAACTCGCACGTCCCGCCCAGCGTCGGGTCCGCCTGGACCGCCGCGTTGATGCTCTTAGGTCCCGACGAGGACACCACCGCGTTCAGCGCGACCTGACCGGACGTGTCGTTCGCCGCGGACAGCAGCACGATCGCGAGGAGGTTGACCTGGTTTTCCCCGTCCATCGTCTGCCCGTACAGCACAGCGGGACGGCTTGGGATGACCACCACCGCGGGTGGGGACACCGCGCCGGGCGCGTTCGGTGAGGCCCGCAGGCCCGTCGTCGCCAGCCGGTTCGACAGGCCGTTCGCGAGCGCGTCGACGTCAGCCATCTACTTCGGGCGTCCCTTGCACTTGTGTCCCTTCACGGTCCAGAAGACCTTCCCGCACACACCGCACATCTTCGTCACCGACATGGGGCAATTACACCCCTACCTTGCCCCGGGCGCGGAAGTACGGGCGGAGCTGCTGGGTGATCCACGGGTTCGGGTTGATGTGAATCACCCCGAGGTCCGCGATGCCCGCCACTCCCCACGGCGCGTCCTTCAGCTTGAACCAGTCCGACGCGATCAGCAACGCCGCCTGCGCCACCACCGGGGGGACCTGCGGCCACCCGAACACCCCGGTGATCTGCACCCGGTCCAGGTGGACGAACGGCCAGATGAACGGGAAGAAATTCGACCCGCCGATCACCTGCACCTGCGTGTACGGTTTCAGCTCACCGAAGGACAGCTGGTTGAACTGCCCCTCACCGACCCGCAGCATGAACTGGGTGTTCTGCGTCCACGTCGTCTCGAACACCCCGTCGCCGTCACCGTCGATCTTCAGCGTGGTGACCGACGCGAGGTCGTCGGTGTTCAGCAGCCAGATGCTCTCCGGCTGGTAGGTGCGCGTGTCCGTGACCCGGAAGAAATGCCTCCCGCAGAACCGGTCGATCCACCGGGACGTCGCCAGGCACACCGACGTGAGGATGGAATCGTCGCTGGTGTCGGGGATACCGAGGCGGTCTTTCAGCTCCTCGGGGCCCACGTACCACCGGTTCTGGTCCAGTCCCAGGACCCGCCACGTCCCCGGCTGCGCGTCGGACGCCGCGCCGGTCCCGAGGAAAACATAACTCCACAGCCCCTCAACCCCGGCCACCGACGGGACGCAGGACACGTCCAGCTTGAACACCCCCGCGGACGGGTTCGTGATGTCAGCCGGGGCGGCACCCCCGAACGTGTGCACGACCTGCACCCCGGCGGGGTCAGTGACAATGCACGTTGTCACGGTCGGGTTCGTGGGGACCCCGGCGAGGTTGGTGAACGTCGCGTTGATCGTCGCCAGCTCGTTCACGTTGTCGTAAAAAACCGTGGCTGTCAACTCACGCTCCCTGCCAGTGCCTTCCCGGTGACCGACGTGCTGTTGCCCGTCTTCCCTGTGGTTGTCCCCGCGCCCGGCTTCCCGGTGACGTTCGTGCTGTTCTCCGCCCGGCCCGTGGTCGTGCCCGCCCCGGTCTTACCCGTGACCGTAGTGACGGCACGCGCCCGGAAAATCGCGGAGGACGCCTGCACCGTAGGCTGGAGCGCAGCGGCGATCGCCGTCGCGAACTGGGCGTTGTGACCGGCTGCCTGCTGGCAGAACCCCGAAGCGGCAGCGAGACCCGCCGGGGCGTTGCACCCGGTGAGGACCGTCGCGTTCGGCGCTGTCCCGGCCCCCGTGGCGAGCTGCGCCTGCGCCATCCCGAACGGGGACGCCGTACCAGCAGCGGTAGCAGCGGTGACGTTGTGACCGGCGCTCTGCTGCGCGGTACCGGTCCCGGTGGCGAGCCACGACCCCATGCCCTGCGCCTGCTGCGCCGTACCGGTCCCGGTGGCGAGACCGGCGGGGGCGTTCGTGGCGCTGGCCGTGGAAACGGTAGCGTTCTGCGCCGTGCCCGCCGCGGTCGCCAGTCCCGCGATCACGCCGATCGCGGCGATAGCCTGCTGCGCTGTGCCCGTACCGGTCGCGAGACCCGCGCTGACGGTGATCGCTACCGTCGGCTGCTGCGCCGTGCCCGTACCGGTCGCGGCCTGCGCGTTCTGCCCGCCCGCCTGCTGCGCCGCACCCGTGCCGGTCGCGAGACCCGCGCTGACACCGATAGCCGCTGATGGCTGCTGCGCCGTACCGGTCCCGGTCGCGATCCACGAGCCCTGCGCCTCAGCCTGCTGCGCTACCGCCGTGCCGGTGGCGATACCCGCGGGGGCGTTCGCGCTGCCCGACGTGGAAATCGTCGCCTGGAGCGCCGCACCCGCAGCAGTCGCGAAGTCCGCGTTATGCCCGGCGGTCTGCTGGGCAATACCCGCCGCGGTGGCGAGGCCCGCGCTGACACCCACATCAACCTTGGGCTGCTGAGCCGTGCCCGTCGCGGTGCAGGGCCACGAACCCTGAGCCTCCGCCTGCTGGCACGTCCCGGTACCCGTTGCGAGGCCCGCAATCGCACCGACAGCCGCCGTAGGCTGCTGGCTGATACCCGTCGCTACCGCGGCCTGCGCGTTGTGCCCAGCGGTCTGCTGAGCGGTCCCCGTGGCTGTCGCCAGCCCCGCGCTGACGCCGATCGCGACAACCGGCTGCTGCGCGGTACCGGTGCCTGTCGCCAGCCCGGCGCTGACGCCGATCGCGACCGTGGGCTGCTGCGCGGTACCGGTGGCGGTGGCCAGGCCCCCGCTGACACCGATCGCGACGGTAGGCTGCTGCGCGATACCCGTCGCGGTGGCCAGGCCCGCTGCTACGGCAAGATCAACGGACTGCGGTGGTACCGGCGCACGCCAGGTGTTAGCTGCGGAGCCGCGCAAAGCCATGGCGGCCCCCCTTAGATGCTAGGTTCTGCCCAGATAATCCACGGGAGGACGTTCACGCCTGCGGGTGCCTTGCACCGGATCTTCAGGAACCGGGACACCGCCACCCTCGGCTGGACCCGCACCTCGGGGAAGTACACCCCGTACCCGGTCTGCGGGTGGACGTGCACCGCGTCCAGCTCCCGCACCGACGTCATCGCGGAGCCCTCACCGGACGCGTTGTACCCGGTCGCGGTCGTGCCGGACACGCACAGGCTGGCTACCGACAGGGAGTTCCCCCACGCGTCGGGGGACAGCGCCGTGACCGTCGCGGCGGCGTCACCGTCGATCAGCTCGCAGATCACCGGGATGCCCGTGCCCGCGACACCATCGAACGACACGCCCCAGCCGACCACCCGGATGTCCGTCGTGGACGGCGTGGCCACCTGGAGGACCGTCTTCGTGGTCGCCGCGACCAGCGCCACCGGGATCGGCTCGAACGTCGACGCCGAGTTCCTGGGTGCCGCCCGGTATTCACTCACGAAGGAATCCCGTCCACCAGCATGTAGGCGCTGTCAGCGGTCAGCCCGGCGGGGACCGTGACCGTCGCACCCGACTGGGTGCCGGCGACCGTCCCCGCTACCGTGCAGCCCATGAACACTGACTGGTTCACCTTCCGGTAAAAGTTCAGCGCGGACATGTCGATCGTGTCCCCGGTCGTGCAGTTCAGGACCGCGAACAGCCCCCAGCGACGGGCCCCGTCGTCCGTGTAGACCTTCCGGACCGAGTCAGCACTCAGGGCTGTCATGGCACCTCCCCTTTTACGTGTACGTTGCGCGGGTAGAGTCCGCTACGGCCGGTCCCCGCTGCCCGCCCATGACCACCTGCCAGGGGTTCAGCGTGTCCGGCGTACTGAATGAAGCCTGCTGCCAGGACCGCTGCGCGCCGTGACGGCGGCCCTTCCTGCGTCCCGCGTGCTCCCGCGCCTGCGCCATCCCCACACCACCGGGCAGTATTTCCACCGCGATGATCGCCCAGTCGTCCGAGCTGGAGTTCCACGCCGGGGTCACGGTGCCGCCCGTGGACGGGTCCGTGCCGAGCCCCAGGTTGTCCGCGCTGGACGACGCGGAGGCCAGGTGCTCGACCCGTTTGATGTTCGGCGCGGACGCCGTAAACGTGGTCCCGCTGCCCTGCGCGACAAGCGAGATGACCAGCCCGCCGTTAGTGGTCGCGGTGACCGCCTGGGAACAGTTAGCGTTGGTGATGACAGCGGAGGAGACAGGCGTGCCGATCGCCCCGGCCCCGGTGACGCTCACCGACCCGCAGTTGTGGTTGGTAGCCGTGTCAGTCCAGGACATCGAGACGGTGTTCGAGCCGGTCGGGCAGGTCGGCCCAACTAGGCCGTACAGCGCGCCGCCGCCGTTAGCTCCCGCGCCGGAAGTCTGAAACTTGACCAGCGGGATAGTGACCCCGGCGTAGGTGCAGGCCGTGACAGTGTTCGTGCTGCCACCGAAGATCGTGACGCCGATCAGGATCCCGTTGCCGTTATTGACGTGGGTCCAGGTGATCGGGCTGGTCGACTGGCCAGTACCAGCGGAGCTGGGACCGGCGGCGTCGAAGGCGACCATGACTCACCGCCCTCCCGGCGGGCGGATGAAAACTAGTTGAGACCCCACATGAACATCTGGGTGAGGGTGATCGACGGGCCGGTCGAGGACGTGGACCAGTTCGCGTACACATCCAGGTATGTCGGCGAGGACTGCGCCGTGTTGAACGTGACGGGGGTCGTGGTCGCGGGGCCGATCACGTACGTGATCTGCGGGGCCGCGACCGTGGTGGTCAGCGTCGGGACCATCCCCCAGTTCAGCCACCCCCACGCCTGGAGCGTCCCCGACGGGCCGACAGCCGTGCAGGTAACCAGGACCTTAAAGTTGAAACCCATCGCCGCGCGGGACGTCGTGTCAGCGGTGAAAGCGCCGGTCGCGCACAGCAGCGTCCCCACCGTGCCGGGCGTGTTGTCGATGTAGAACGCCATCTTCATTGTCGGGATGGTCGCGCCGAGGGAGTACACCCCGAACCCCTCGACCATGATCGCCTTGCCCTGCCGGTAGAAGTAGTTGTGCGGGATCTCGGCGGGCGGGATCAGCGACGCGACACCGGCCGTGGGACCGCCGCCCATCAGCGGGCCGCCGGACGCCTGCCCGGTGGTGACCGTGTTCGTGACGGCGTTGCCGACGTTCGGCATGGCGTACAGCAGCTCTGCGGGAGCATCACCGAACAGGCTCATGGGCTAGCTCCTTTTCCTGATGACGACCATGCCGTACCGGTACGACACGGACTCGGTGTCCGAATCCTGGCGGAGCCGGTCCAGCAGCGACTGCGCGAGGGTGAGCATCGCGGGGCTCCGGCACGCCGCGTGATAGTCGGGGTAGCCGACGAACCAGTCCTCGATCACGTAGAACCCGCCCGGTGAGACCATCGGCCACAGCAGCCGCAGGGTCGCGGCGGTCAGGTCACCGTCGTGGGATGCGTCATCCACGATCAGGTCCCATTCGGCACCGTACTTCGCGAGGATCCCCGGCAGCGCCGGGTCGTCCTGCCCGGACACGATCTTGATGGTCCCCGGAGGCCACACCGAGTTCGGGTTCTGGTCCACCCCGACGATTGTCCCTTTCGGGAACAGGTCCTGCCAGGTGGCCAGGGAACCACCGCCCAGCACCCCGACCTCGCAGACTTTCGCGGCCCCGCCGAGAAGATCGGAGATCGCGTTGTACGTCGGCATGTACCCCTGGTCGACCTTGTCGGTCGCGTACGCCCGCGGTTCGGGGACTTTCCGGACCTGGTACGGGTCCATCGGCATCCACGCGAACGGCACGTCCCGCAGCCGGGTCAGCAGCGACGGGTCCGAGTGGATCATCTCCTGGAATTTCAGCATCTCGTTCGCCGCGGCGGTCGCCTGCCGGGGGGACTGCGCCGCGACCATCGGGGGGATCAGGTCCGGGTCGATGACCAGCGCCGGGGACATGTCGGTGTCTTCCTCGAAATGCCACTCGATCGGGCGACCCTCCTCACCCTCCACCATCCCCGTGTCGTAGTCGTGGTGGTGGGTCACGTCACCGTGGACGTGAGGGAAGTACCCGGCGCGTTTCAGCATGTGCGCCACCCGGCCGTCCAGGTGCCACCAGCAGCCTTCGCCCCGGCACGACGCGCACTTATCGAACCCCTCCGCGATTTTCTCCACGGGGATTTTCCGCTGCGCCACCGCGGAGATCTTGATGCATCCCAGCCCCACCCGCAGCCGCACCCGGGTGCGGAAGATCGGGTAGGCGTAGCAGCACCAGTCCTGCTTGCACCGTTCCATCACCCCGACGGTGTGCGGCCCGATCTCGATGTCCTGCTCGATGATGATCAGGTCCCGTACGCCGGTCCACCGTTCGCGGATGGCGTTCCAGTACGCGTAGTTGTCGCCGGTCACGTCGACCAGCTCAGCCTGCGGGGCGTACTCAGCCAGCGCCGCCATGGCTTTCTCGTTCGGGTTCACGGTGCAGCACAGCACCCGCGCCGTGGTAACCAGGGGTGCTGTCACGGTTCAGACCGTGATGTTGAACACGGCCTGAACCGCGCCGACCGTCGCCCAGATGATCGTGAACGTTCCGTTTGTCACCGACTGGGTTCCGCCGAAATAGTTGTAGCACATCCCCTGCGACGCTGCGGTGCCGCCGGTGATCGTCCCGTCGTAGACCAGGCACCCGAACGCGCCGGTGATCGTGACGTTCCCCGCCCCGGCGGTGTTCGCCGCGATGAAGCACAGCGACGAGGAGCCCGTGTCAATCGCGAACGACTTCGTGCCCAGCACCCTGCCGCCAGCCACCCAGTTCGTGTTCAGCGTGTCGATCAGCTCGTTACCGACCACCCACTGCGCCACCGCGTACGCGGAGTTCGCCGCCGACACCGTCTTGTCCGGCGTCGTCGTGTTGTTGAACAGCGCCGCCTTCACGTTCGCGTCCGCGACCAGCCCCGCGTACGTCGTCGGGAAACCGGACGTCGCGGCCACGCCGCGCGCGATCGGGTTCAGCATCGCCTGCTGGAAAATAGCGCTATTAGCCCATGCCACGGCTCAGTCCTCTTCTTCCTCGGTGTCTGGTTCTGGCTCAGAGGCACCTGAGCACGTAGCTGAAGCGAGCCCCGCGTGCGCGTACACCGCCGGGGTTTCCTCCGGCGGCGGCCAGCCGTCTGGTTCGCTCATCAGAAAAACTGTCCCAGCCGGGCCTGCGCCAGGCCCGCGTTCACGGCCAGGTCGTCGCCGTCCTCACGGGTGACACGGATCGCCATGTACGGTTTCCCGTCGTCACCCTTGTCC